AGCGTTGGATTGGCGATGTTCATGTTCTGGCTACGCAGATCAGACTTTGCTGATTCCACCTGTGACCTAGCCGTGTTGGCATACTCGTTGGCCTTGCTGCCGATCTGCCGCTCGTACTCACCCTTTTTCTTGAGAAGGTCAGCCCTACGTCGAGCACCCGCAGATGAGTTCAACAAATTGCTGTCGGCCAGCGCCAAAGTCAGTTGCTTAAACGCATCTTGGTACTGATCCGTTACTGTTGGCTTGGCAAAGTCGAGATATGCGTTACGGCGGTTGTCGTAAAACGCATCGTCAAAGCCTTTGAATTGTTCGGTTATTTTTGCGTCGCCCGCTCTGATACGCGCCTGACGTTCTTCTTCGGCTCTGCGGCGCTCTGCTGCGCCACCGTCACCTCTGCTGCCGCCGATACACATTAGCTTACCACTCCTGGCTTATGCCACTTTACTGTGCCGGGCTGCGATTGAGGCGGTCTTACATACGCAAAATTTACAAAGTCCTCGCCGTTCTTTCCGTAGCCCTTAATTACGCTTTCTTCTTCCAAGCCTAAAAACTTCAGCCAATTATGGACGCTTGAATATCCAGCTATCGACTGCGCCTCTACTCGATGAGCACCGGCTTTGTCCAATATTGGTATTATACTCTTAATGATGAGCCTTGTCAGGGAAAGGTGGATTTTGTTGAACTGGTCGGTCGCAATCAGTCCCATGTTCCACACACCATGACGCAGCGGCATGTAAGTAAAAGCAGCTATGCCGCCAATCTCTTTGGTTCCGCAAACAATAGTCGTTTCAGACTTTGACCAAGATCGTGCAATTTCTTCTGCTAACTCATGCCTCGTTTCAGCAAAACTTAATGCTGAACACTCCTCAAAATCACGCTCTCGCATGTTTAAGGCAATGTCGTATAACGCGCCAATAGATGCGGGCTGCCAAATCATCCTGACTCCGCCCCCTCATAATGAACAGCAATATTGCCCAAACGAGCCTCACCAGTCGCCGTGCAAGTGATTTTGGGAGCAATGTGGGTCGAGTATCCGGTCATCGTAGCCCGACCAAGGCCATACGTCGTGCGCGTAACCGTTGCTATGCTTTGTGTGGCGGTGATATCTGTAGGGTCTGTCGCAACGCTGATATCCCATTGATTTGTGCAAGTCACATCAATGCCAGTAAAGTCTTTGCTGTCAGCCGGACGGCCAGCATCGAGGAACGGCATCTGCACCTCTACAGTGCTGTTGTCATATGTATCGCCATTCGCGCCGCCCAAACTGTACAAGCTGTCTCCGCTGCGGCACAGCACCTGGTCGCCGTCATACGCCCAGCCGTCTATCGTAAAGCCCGGCTCATATGTAGACCACGCCGACACTTTGCTCGATGGGAAATAGCTGAAGACATATACCGTGTTTCCGATTGCAAGCAGATACCTCCCCGTTCTCGGATCAAGGATTCCCTGCGCTTCTGTTCCGTTGTCTTCGTTGTCTCGAATAGTTTTGATAACAGTTTCGTCAATCGGGTTGCCAATATCTCCCACAAACGCGGCATTTGAAGAATCTCGCGCTCTAAGGCTGCGGACGCCCGACACACTAAGATAGAAAACATCGTTGTCTCCAAACTCGACTACAGATTGTGGCGCGATGGTGCCTGTGTTGTTCAGCACCTGTATCTGTTGGTTTAGGTTTTCATCAGAACTGACAAACCAAATTTGGATGGCTTGTTTGGCAAACACGGCGATGTTGTCAAAGTAGTTGGCCATAGCTTGCAGATCTTCCGATCCAGAAGCGTTGTTAGAAAGGTTAATAAAACCAGCGCCAACAGACCCGTCGTTCCATTCAGTCGGATCGTTCACGCCGCTAAAGTGAAGCAAGCTGTCTGACAGCGCATACATCTTTGTCTTGGCTGGCCGTATAAAGCCGCCGGGTGTGTACCCGTTGATGTTGTTCGATGTCGCGCCGCCATCCAAGTAATTTTGCGATGCGGGGCTAAACGCCGTTGTCACGTTGCCGGCAACAGAAATAACAACAGCATAGTTGTTGAAAGACGCACCAGATTCCCGTGAGATAATGTTTACAAACGAACCAGTGGCTGTTGCTTCATACTCAGGCGCTGACGCAAAATCGTTAATAGCGTCTGCGATCAACTCAGCTGTTGCCGTGTTTGATGTCGCCCAAGGCACCTGTGAACCAATAACGCTTACGCCATTAACGGTAATATTGGTGATGGCGTTATCAACACCGCCAGACATATTAGTGACACTACCCACCGTGGCCGCACCGTCCACCTGTACAGCTACAGCAAAGCCATTGACAGAAATGCCTACGGTTGCCGCAGTAATCGTAACAACTGCACCGGCTGCCGACGCAGTGTAGTTCGGTGCGCTTGTGTTGCCGTTGATGGCGTTGGCAATGTTGGTCGCTGTAGTCGAATTATTGCCTGTGTGGGCCACGGCTGTCGTTATGAGGTCAACATTGTTCACAGTGACTGTACGGATGTTGTCGCCGGGGTTTGCTGTGCCGCCCGTAACAGTAAATGATCCGGTCGCCGCCGTCCCGCCAACAGAGCCGCCAGTGATCTGGATTTTGGCCCGCGCTCTACCGTCAAACCAATCCGTAATTCGCGCACCATCGTAATAATGGTAGATACGGCCATCGGCAAATTGTGCCGCTGCATAGACTTTGCCGTTAAAAAAGTCGGTATCGAGGATCTTGGTTAATGCCGTGCCGCTGGGGTGTTGCAGCCTGACGTAGTTTACGTTTGCAGGGGTGCCGGACGCAAACGTAACACTGGACGCTGCCTGATCTCCAAAGACGTAAATCTGACCGTTTGCAGCTGCCAGACCTTTTGTGTTTGTCGGTAACGTGGCAAGCGATACAAACGCTGGCCGTTTCTCAATCTCACCGCCCCGCGTAATGTGAGCGTTTTTCAGGGTGATAAGGGTGCCAGGCGTTGCCGTCACATTGGATCGCCTAGTGTCTAGGCCACCTCTGAAATCTTCGACCAGAATGTACGGCATATCAGCTGCCTGTTGTTGCTATCAGTGGTGGCCCTTTCGGACGGTACATGCCTTCTGGCTCACCGCCGCCGATTACAAATGTTTCGGTCTTTGCCAACCGCGCCTTCAGTCTTGAATAGTGTGCCTGTGCCTGTGCCAGCTTGTTTTGAGCGTCACCCTGCTTTTGTCGCGCCAGCATTTCAGCTGCCGAGTACAGGATGATAAGCTGGTCATCGAGGTCAGCTGTGTCTGTTTCTTGAATTAGCCCACCGAGGTTGCGGATCCCGTGAAACCGCAACATGCCCTGCTTGGTGGTCGTGTCGCTGTTTTCTGACGGAATAGGCCAAACCTCGATCTGATTGTTTTCATAAGCATCAAAACGCTGGATTGGGTATGACCGCACATCCCTGTCGCTGTCATGCTGGTTGTACTGGTCAGCACCTACACCGTACTCAACCTTTTCCCAATAATCGCCGTGCTTAAATTCTACACGCTCGATGCGCTCAAACACCATGTCACTGGGCAGATTGTAGTACCGCTGCCCATCAGAGATGGCGATGTCGCGCTGCACACGCAGAAACGGCCATGCGTAGTCATCCCACAGCCGCCTCTGGTTTCGTTGAATGACGTTGACCAGCACATCCCTAGTGGACTTGCCCAGCGACGGCTCAAGCGAATGGCCGATCTCAGACCGCAAGTCGTTAATAAGTATTGCTAGGGTTGTGCCTCTGGCCATGCGCTCACTCCTCTACAAACGCCTCATTCGCGTCAGTTGTTGGGTCGTCCGCAACAAAGTGGCCCGCCTCCGTGCGAGCACGTTTCTTGGTGGCGGCTTTCTTGGCAGCCCTTTTTGGCTTGGCTTTATTCTGTGTAAGCCAGACCTGATCCATGTAGCTGTCTTCGATCTTCGCAGCAGCAAGGGAAGCCGGCACATCGCCGTACTTGCCAAAAACTTGTTCCACAGTCGCATCATCGTAAATCTCCCCCAGACGATTCCGTTCTGCGTCGCCGTCATGGTCGAAAGCGCCGGTAGGTCGAATGTTGGTAACAGCGTGATCGCCGTGGATTTGCCGCAGCAGAACAATCTCTGCTGGGGTAACAAATTCTTTGACGATGACATGCGAGATGTCACCTCCGATAGCCAAACACGCGGTATGGTGTTCCATTCTGTCCTCTCCTTAGTGAAAGGCGCGGCAGCACTAGGCCACCGCGCCTCCGAGTTAGGCGATCTCGTAAACGCCGTGGCAGTTAAGCTGCGACGAACACAAGACTGCGGTTGTGGTGATAGCGCGATACATGACGTACTGCGTAGCCGGACGGGCTGGCGCATGACGCTTCATCTTCTCACCGTCCATGTAATGCAGATACAGCTTGGACGGGTCGATGATGTAACAACGCTTCGACGGGGTTTTGCCCGTAATGGTCAGGTCGTCGAGGGTCGGGTCATACTGGAATACCATTCCATTGTATGTGATCTCGCCCATCGAGATGTCCTGATTGCGGGCAAAGCCAGTGTTGCTGTAGTTACCGTTCCGGCGCAGTTCGTCTGCAAGACGATCAAGGAACGCGGAACCACAGAGCGCAAGGCTAGGCTTGCCACCAAAACGCTTCAGCTGACGCATTTCGGTGTGTAACGTCTCAATCAGTTCCTGACCAGTTGCGGTGGTGCTGATTGCCACGTTGGCGCGGTTTCTCCACCAAGTATTCGACACGGTGGACAGGCCACCAACAGTCGAACCAGTGGCCGCTGGGTTGTCGAGAATGATCGAGCGAATACCCGCAAGTGCAGCTGCGCTGCCAGAACCATCGCCATACAGCAGATCGTTCATGCCACGCGAGTAGCCTTCCATCATGTCATCGAGTTTGTCTTCAAGCAGATTCGCCAGCACAGTGGCGTCGCGGCCACTATGGTTAGAAGTGCTTGCGCTGTTCAGCGAATCCGTGACGCTGATGCCGTCCTTTTTCAGTTCGGTCAGGGTCAGCGAAATACCGGCATGGTGTTCTTTCCATGCGTAGTTGACGCGCTGAATGTTTGCCGGATTGGCATACGACACAGTGTCGTTATGCGTATAGCCGGCAACAGTGGTGGTGTATGTACCCTTCACTGCAAGCGAAACATTCTCTTTACCGCCAGGAAACGTCTTTGCAGATTTGTCCATAGCAGCGAGAAGCGGTTTGTCTTGAAGTGAATTGGCATACACCGTGCCACGATCGATGTAGTAATCGAGCGCAGCGTTGGCGATGTTCGCCAGTTCGGCAGATGAAAATGCCATTTTGCTTACTCCAAATTAGGTGGAGCCGTTTGCCATAGCGTTTTGTACTGCTTCCAACAGACTGTTTGGCTCTGGCGTAGGTGTCCCACCAAGTTTTCCACCCGATGCCGTCCTCATTGGCTTTCTGGTAACAGTCCGCTGCTTGAACCTGTCATTCACCGTCTTGTAAGCCTCGTTAGCCATCGCTATCGCTGCTTCGGCGGTTTCTGGCCGGCCACGTTCTGCAACCAATACCCTCACACGGTCATCGATCTCATCTTGCTTGAGATCAAAGTCTGGATCCTGTTGACGGGTCTGCATTTCCCAAGATGTGACAGTCTGCGCTAAACCTTCCAGATGCTGTGCGCTTTGCGCTTGCACCTGTTGTTGCTGTACGCGCTCATTCGTCTGCCGCAGCCTGTTGGCTTCAGCCCTTGCCTTAGCGAGTTCCCTGCCGACATCTTCATCCATGTAACCATCATCAACCCGTTCACGAATATCGTCGGGAATGGCCTCACCAGTCAGCTGCCGCAACGTCTCCATGTAAGGAGACAGTGCTTCCAGCGCCCTTTGCGGATCATTTTTCATCAATGCCATAATCTGCAAGCCGGTAGAGGCTTCCTCGGAATTGATGTTGTTCTGCGCTAGGTAGCTAGTAATCTGCTGATACTGCCTATGCCCTTCCTTGTATTCGTTCTTCTGGCTGATGACTTTCTGGAATCTGTCATACGGCACCGGCCCACGATCAGGCACTTCACCATCATCATCCTCGTCAGAGGCGGCTAATGGTTCGGCTTCGTCCTCATCCTCGTCAAAGTCACCTTCTTCAACCTCAACGGATTGCGATTCCGCTTCCTCGGTGTCATCACCTTCAATCGCGCTTTGCACGACTGACAGCAAATCCTCCTCGGTTTCGCTATCTGCGCTAGACGTTGGCGCTTCCTGCTCTGTTTCCAGACCAAGTTCGTCTTGTGTTTCAGAGCCGGTGGACGTTTCCAACTCCTTCGGGTCATTGACCATATTTGCGTCCCTTCTCAATTAGTTTAGCCTTGTTGATCGTATTCTTCAACAAAACCTCATTGATTATTGCCCATAGGTGGGAGTGACCCACTCGTACCGGCATTTAACATAGGTGCGTTAGACGCCCCTCCCGATGACGGCCCAGCCAAAGCCGGGTCGCCGGTTCCCTGCCCCTGTGTCTGATTCATAGCCACAACGGATGGAATCTTCTCAACGATTGCCTGTGTGATATCCAGCTTGTCATCAAGCCGCTTCAACAGTTCTTTTGCCAGCCAGCTTGGATCGATGCCGGGGATTTGCAGCAGGAACGGCATAATCCGCTCGATGTTCTGCAACTCGGCAGCACGGTTCGGCTTACCTGTAGATCCCGCCTCGATCTCAAGGAACACTTCTTCCATGATTTCTTCGCGGGTCATTTCAGGCCATGCAGCACCTGGGCCGACGATCTTCTTCACTTCATCGACCGACATTTCATAAAGCATCACCTGACCAGCTGCGCGGGCAATCTCTGACATAAAGCTGTCGAGATCATCGACGTTAGCGCCCAAACTAGACATCCTCGATGATTCAGCAATGCTGGTTTCGGTAGCCGTGGCCTTGGATACGCCGCCAAAGTTGGCCTCTTGTGCGCCTACCACCAGCTGCACATCGTCAAAGATCGTTTTGACTTCGTACAGGTTCGGGTCGATGCCAATCTGCGCTACTGGCTGAATAACATCGTTAACCTTTTGACCAGATGCCAAGGCTTGCAGTTCGATGACCGCGTTAGCCGGGTGCGTGGCCAGCTTTGCCTTGTCTTCTTCTTCAAGCATACCAGCCGGCGCTGCGTACTTAGGACGGTTGGCCCGGCGGTGCTCCCGCAGACCTTGGCGGGCGCGGTTGTACTCGTTCTGCATTGGCATCAACAGCTTGATGTCAGACGGCGGGTACAGAACGTCCTTGTGCTCGATTTCGTTGAACACCAAAGGAAAAATTGGGAAAAACGCCTCGACCTTCACATCAGGGGCCATAGGCTCACGCAAGAAGTCGTCATAGCCATCTGCAAGGCAATACTGCAAACCGCTTTTGCGGTCGTAGTATTCGTAAACCAGCACCAGACCTTCTTTGTGCTGCTTGTTCACATCGATCTCGTCACGGGCTGACCGGGTGTAATTATCTCCCTCGCCCATCAAACGGCCCTTCACATCGTAACTGCTGTACTTGTCTTTGATGTCTACGCCGTAAATCTCCTGCACATCGTCAGGGGTTAGGTACATCTCATGCGCAATCCAGTTTGCGCCGACAAAGCCGCGCAGCTGGCGGCACATCGGATCGATGATGACAGAATTGCTCTCAGGGAAGTCGAACAGCAGACCTTCACGCACGATCATCATTGGTTCTTCTGACAACGCCTTGAGCGACAGCATCAGTTCTTCAATCTGCGGGTCATCCTCATTCAACTTGCCGTCAGCTGCCTCTTTGGCAATCCGTGCAATGTAGTCGATCTGTGCCTGTACATCAGCGATCTGGGCTGCAACCTCTGGCTGCCTGTCCATGTCGCGCTGGAAGCCCAACTTTACATAACCTACGCCCGTCGTAATAACGCGGCGCACCAGACCTTTCATCTGCGACTTAAAGGTCGGGGTCTGTTCGTGCATGAAATAGTCGAATAGACCTTCCAGGGTCTTCGCCACATTATCGAGCATGGCCCGGTGCGCTTGGCCCTGCATATAGTCTTGGATGACAGCTTGTGCCTCAAATGGCACCGGCAGACCGCTCTGTGCAGCTGTCTGTGACGCCTGATATGCCATGCCCAGCGTAGTCTCGTCACCATCCCAAACCGAATAGTCCATGCGGTCACGGCGCGTTGCCACAGCCCGTGGGTTCTTGGCATACAAAGCCGCTGTCCGCTGCTGCACATGGCGCTGCAAGATGTTGGCGACATAGTTGCTGTCGTTCCACTCACGGTCGTCATAGCCATTCAAAGCAGCATCCATGTCCTTGGTCATCTGCTTAAATGCCTTTTCGTGAAACTTCTTCGCGTTCTTGATGCGCGACGAAACCTCAGAAACCAGACGCTTTCTGCGCTCTGTAGCTTCCGGCTTTTCTTCTTCGACCACAGTAACGGCCATAAAATCATCGTTGTGCATCACCAGCCACCTGTCGTGTTATGGATTCTGTCGTGTTTCTTTCGCATCTCAGAGTCCCACTTGACCCATGCGAGTGTCCCTACCTCTGGGATTTTGTTCTTGTTGATTACCGTTCCCCCCGGTGTTGCCAGACGATCCAAACCCATACCTATCCAAGCGATCGTATCTACAAAGTCATCATGCCGGCTGTTCGGAAACTTCAGCAGTTCGTCCACAGCCTTCTGCGTCCAGTGCGCTGTCTTCGGCAGCTTCACCTTCTTCATGGCCATCCGGCCTAAGATTGACTGCGCCCGCTGCACCTTGTTCGCCACTGGCGTTACTTCCTCGATGCGGCAGTAAGTGCGCTCCTCGGCCATGCGCTTGCGCAGGAATGGCCCGATAGCCTTACTGATATGGCCCTTCTCAGCCCACCAAATCAGCGGCTTGTGCTTCTTCATCAATGCCAGCATTGCCGTCACCACCTTGTCGGTCTGCTGTTTTTCCCACCAGCAGTCCAACAGATAAATGTCGTCATTGTCATCAACGCCAACAACAAGCAGACAGGTAGCGTCATTGCGCGTTTTGTCCACGCCGACAGCGTGATCTGACGCAGCGTAAATGCGCAGATCCTTGGGCAATTCTTTCTTATCGTAGAAACAAAGATTGGCGCGGTTGAACAGATCACCGTCTTCTGGCGTTGGCCGCTGCTGATAGAGAGCGGTGAAACCACGGCTATCGAGACGGCGCTGCGCCTCCATAAACTCCATGTCAAAACGCTCTGGCCACAACAGTTCGCCCTGTTCCCGGCCCAGCGGATCGTCGTCTTCAGCCAGTGCCGGCAGATTGATGATCTTCCACTTCGATGCTTCTTCTTCAGTGTAGTGCGGGTTGGTGGGATCCGTCAGCCGTCCGATCAAATCGTCCTCATGCCAGCGGGTCTGCACAATCACAATGCTGGCAGATGCCGTCATCAAGCGTGTCATCAGGACTTGTGTAAACCATGTCCACAGCTGTTCGCGCAGCGTAGGGCTGCCAGCCTCAAGACTGTCCTTAATAGGGTCATCGAGAATAACAAAGTCGCCACCACGGCCAGTAATCGAGCCACCACGGCCCACAAACACCGACATGCCGCCGCTGCCTGTCTGAATCCTTGATTTAGACGCACCGCCTTGGCGCAAACTGTGACGCGGGAACACATGCTTGTACTGCGGCGACGACATAATCGCTCGGCAGTCAGCACCAAAGTCTTTTGCAAAGTCTTCGTTGTAAGTAGCAAAAATAACGCTTCGATACGGGTCTTTGCCTACCAGCCACGGGATAAAACGCCGGGAAATCAACTCTGACTTGCCATGTCTAGGCGGCATACAGACGATCAGGCGCGGAATATGGCCCTTTTCGACCTTTTCCAGCACTTTTGCCAAGGCTCGATGGTGTTTGGCGTCCTTAAACAGCGATGCCTCGACGTTATCGTGGTCATCTGGGTCAGGCATCGTCAATTTGGTGAATTTGAGGAAGTCTGAACGCGCCTCGATAGACATTTTCTGCCGTTTTGCAGCAGAAATGCGCTTCTCAAGATCGTTCAGCTGCTTCGCAGTGGCCATTAGACAGGCACCCCTTCGTTTTTCAGCACTTCTAGGTTCTCCATCTCCATTGCCGCCTCGGTTGTGTGCTGATTGCGGTTAAGCCAGCCCTCACCAAAGGTGTCGAATGTCGATAAATCCCTGTAAAACGCTTCTCGCTCGATGCCCATAGCCCTGATGATGTCCTGATTTTCCATCTTCTCGACCATCCCCAAGGTCTGCGGCCCAATCCCGCCGTCAACAGTGGCACCCACAACGCGCTGCAAGATCTTGCCGGCCCTGCCTGGCCCGCTGTTCACTGCAATGTCGAACACCATGAGGTCTACGCCGGTCGGGAGGTCGTCACATTTGCACTTCATCCAGTAGTTCTGATGATAGATCGGACGAACATCCTTTTCTGTAATGCCGCGCATCGTGTCTTCGTCAGCATCGGTGCCGTAAAACTCGTCATAAACAGCCTTGGTCACGCCAAGATTGGTCATGCCACCGGGATCGCGGCTATGATTCGAATACCCACCCTCTGACCGCAGCATCGTCCTCAAGCAATATTCAAAGTTGTGTTCCATCACTTCTTCCCGAAAAACTTGGTTGCTGATCTGACGGCGAATGACGCGCTCACAATCACTCCCAAGGTGTATTGATAGTAGTCAGGCATAGCCTCTAAAGCCGCAAAGCCCTCGGCCACAATCTCCCGGCCCCAATCACCGCAAAAGGCTAGGATCAGCGGAATTGAAAACAAGATGGTCAGCCATTCGTCTTTCCATGAGTTCTGGCTGCCCTTTGCCATCAGCTTTTCCCAATCCGCAGTTGATGTCGCTGCTGACACCATTACGGCGGCTTCCGCTTCGGCTTTTGCCTTGGCAACAGCAGTCTTGCCCCGCTGCTCCTCGGTCTTTGAATCCATCCATGAGCCAACAAGGCCGCTGATAGGGCCAATCAATGCCTGTATCATTTTCTAGCCATCCAAGCTGTTGTTCCCATATACGCCCCGACTATTCCCGCACCCGATATGTAAAAAAGGTTGCTTATTTCACTCAATGCCTCGATGCGCTCAATGCTGACCCAAGGCGTAAACATGGCGGCTGTAAACGCCCCCATGCCAATCAAAGTAAACCTAGCCATCCGCAGCTGCGCTAAACTCTTGCGCAGATCCCGCTCTGTCTCACGGATCTCCTTGGCGTGTTCCAACTCCTCGTCAGTAACTACGCCGTCACCGTCCATGTCGTACTTTTCGTACTCGCTCTCCGGCTGTAACTTCTTGCCCATCACTGGCTCTCCCTTATAGCCTTCAGCGTTTCCTGTATTGTGATGTCCTTGCGGGCATTAGGATCGTATTTGCATTGATATTCACTCGGTATAAATTCGTTGTAATCAAAGAACTGCGACTCAATCGTGTTGTTCTGGCCTCTAAAAATGCAAACCATCTGACGGTTATCCATTTTTTCGCATTTTACCTTCCGGCAAATAGTCATTTGCTCTGCTGCTCTTGCAGTATGTGATTTCAGCAACATCACAAATAGCGTCAACACGGCAACGCTAATACTCAACATCACAACCCAAGCCACTATTTCGATAAACTTTCTACGACGCTCCCGCTGCCGGTAAATTGTTTCTGCCCTTTGCTTCCTGATTCGACCCTCGGTAGCAATCAAATCTTCCCAAGCCTTCGTCCCAAGTGTCATCGACACCCACATTTTCAATTCGTACCGTTGCTCCTGCGCTTTCTTTTTGGCAGCGAACACCTCGATGGCTTCCTGCTCGACCGACTTGCCCCCAAACAACTTTTTGAAAATCGGTGGGTTCTTGGCCTCTTTTTCTGCCTGGTCGAGATCTGACAACGCGCCCATCCAGCGCGACAAATCCGACGCCATCGATTCCAGATCGCGACCAGCGGCAAAGCCGGCTTTCAACATTTTGAAGGACTGCGCAGCGATAGAAGCAGCTGCCGCGATTTCGATCATTGTCACTCGCTCCTTTCAACACAGTCATCAAAAAAAACTACCCACTTATTATGATGCCAATCAGTAACAGAATTGTGGTGCCAGCGGTGCCAATCATAATGTGTTCGATGCGCTTGATGCGCAGGATGGTTTCCTTCCAGCGTTCAGCACACACCGCCTCATGAGTGTCGATCTGAGACTGCACAGATGTAACGGTTGGCTTGCCCATAATTCACCTATTCACTCGGCTTCGGGTTGTCAGCTTTAATCTGAGCAACCTTGGCTTGCCAAGATTCAAGGCCGTTCTCAG